TTAACAAAATTTTCATTGACAATCCTATATTATCACCTATATTAGGCTTTTAAATTATGAAAGGAACACGCATGACTGACATGACAAAGTATAAAAATGTTTCTCTAACAAAAGAAACATACGCTACTTTAGATAAGTTATCAAAGGTATTATTGCCCGATGCTAAATTATCTATAGCAAAGACGATTGAATCAATAGCAAATGAGAAAGCGAAGAAGTTAAATGGTAAAATTAAAAAAAGCTAAAGTAACAGTAACTGTTTGCCCGACTTGTAAGGGTAATGGTTATTTAAAAGTTGCAACAGAGATGGGAGACACAATACATCAATGTTGGGACTGTGACTCGGAGGGAGAGTTCTATGAAACAACTGATATGGGTTGGGTTGATGATGGTACTTCTGACAGCGTGCACTAGCACAAAGTTTGATGGCTTTGATCCTTCAACTTCAATGGTGAGATGGATACTGACACATGATTCCAGAAACTGATGCGGCATACATTGCAGGTCTTTTCGATGGTGAAGGCAGTGTTCATTTTAAACGTGGAATTGAAAAGAAAAAAAGACACAACGGCAAACCTGGTTATCGTTTGTCCAACTCCATGCGTATTAATATGGAGATAACTATGACTGATGAATCTGTATTGATATGGGTACATGAAACGTTAGGGGTTGGAACACTTAGACCTAAAACGGTAAAAGGTAGACGTAAAGATGGTACGAAATATTTACCACAATGGAAATGGCGAGCTACATTTAGAGATGCGTATTATGTATGTCTATTGATCTGGCCATTTGCTCATGTTAAATTAGATAAAATAAATCAGATCATGGAATACTATGCTGATAAAAAAATAATGAATGGAAATGTAATAAATTTAGAGGAGTTTAGAAATGCTAGATAAATATATATACGAAGGACTTCATTTTATTATGAAGTGGTCAGGTCGAATAAATTCTTGGGCATGGATTAAACATGCTCGAATATTAAGATCTAGACAAAGCAAGCAAATGGAAGACTTAATTAGAAACCAAGAGAACAGTGCCTACTTAGAGGAGTTAAAGAAAAAACTATGAGTGAACAAATACCTATATCTATATTTAACTGGGGACCTTGCGTTGTTAAGTTAAAAGTAAAAGATGAATTTAAAAAATTATTATTAGATGAAGCAAAGTCTAATAATGAAGACTACACGACTAAATTAGCAGGAATCTTGGACAAAGAAACAGGTTATAGTCCTGAGTCTAAAAATAAAATATTACCAACGTTATCACAATACATCGGTGTCTATGATCAAGCATATCAAAGATATGTTAACAAGCCATACGATAAGTTGCCAGAGTATGTTTTATCTGCGTTATGGATAAACTATCAAAGACCGAATGATTTTAATCCACCACATGATCATGATGGTAGACTATCGTTTGTAATTTATTGTAGTATGCCTAAAGAATTAAAAAAAGAACACGAAGACTATAAAGGTAAGAGTTGTGGTCCTGGTGGTATACAGTTTATCTATGGTAATGGACCAAGAGATGCTATTACTTATATGTCTTTTCTACCTGAAGAGAATGATATGTTTATCTTTCCTGCGTGGCTCAAACACTGGGTTGCACCCTACAAGTCTGACTGCACACGGATCAGTGTTAGTGGTAACTTTCACGATTCTGCACCGTTAAATAATATTGTTAACTTTGCACCTAAATATTTAAAGAATAAAAAATGATGAACGATAAAGATATAGAGGAATATCACAACATTGGTAAGGCAATCAAGAAGAGTGAAAAATACAACTATATCAATGGTAAACAGATCACGGACCCCGGAACAGGGACCAGGGTCTATGAAGTAAATAATTATAGACTTCCTAGTGTGACTACGATATTAGGAGCCACCAAAAATCAACAATTTTTAAAAGAATGGAAGGCTAAAGTTGGCGAAGCTGAAGCGGACAGAATCAAGAATGTATCTAGTGCACGGGGCACCAGTATGCACAAATTCCTCGAGTCTTATGTCACGGGCGTTGGTTACGATGATCTTACAGAACTCGGATGCCAGGCGAAGCCCATGGCCGAAAAAATTATGGAGATCGGTCTCGCGCCAGTATCAGAGTATTACGGCTCAGAAGTTACTTTACATTATCCGGGGCTATACGCAGGTCAAACAGACCTTGTCTGTTTACATAACGATATTGAAACTGTTGTTGACTTCAAACAAGCTAATCGTCCGAAGAAGAAAGAATGGATCGAAGATTATTATTTGCAAATCGCAATGTACGCCATGGCACACGACTACGTCTACAAATCTCAAATTGGGCAGGGAGTTATCATGGTATGCACGCCTGACCTATATTACCAAGAATTTAAAATAAGTGGTTCGGAACTTAGGGACTGGAAACACAAAGCTTTAAAAAGAATAGACATGTATTATGACCTAATGCATGATGAGAAAGAAAAAGCAAACATACAAATGAAAGAGGAGGACTTTAAATGAAAGTAAAAGAAAAATACACGGCTATTATTTTGATGGTTATAAGTCATGGATTATGTACGAAGATAAACATGGCAAGATTATGACAAGGAGGTGGAAATGAATAATAAGTTGTTTAGAACAATTCTAAAGAAGTATGAAGCAGAAATTGAAGATGCTAGATACAAGATAGATGCTATTTGTGAACACAATTTAGTGATCCCGGAACATGTAGATATTACAGGAGAGGTCGATAAACAGTTAGAGCGTATAGCAGATGTTGAGGATAAATTAGCTGTGATGACAAAATATTATGGTGAACAAACAGAGAAAACAGTCTTATAAAACTGCGAACCCTGAGGGGTCGCAAGGGTTCGGCAGGGTTCGCAAAATGGGGTTTGGGGTCGCAAAAAAATGGTCAATTGTGGCAGAAATGTGGTTTTTTGCCTGTTTGGCCACAATTTGGCCACAAAAGTGCGAAGGCAAAAGGCGTTTTCCGAACCCTTCCGAACCCTCCCGACACCCCAGGGGTCGCTACTTTTTGCCAGTAAAATCAACACTAATAGGTCAATTGTTACCTTTTGCGACACTTTCAAAATATTTTTTTGCAAGCGCGTGTTAAAATATTTTATTGTCATATAGGGGTCGCAGTTGTAGAAAGGAACCATGCCTAGGAAAAGAAGAAAAAGAATTGCTGCTGAAAGTGCTCCCGATATACCTTATCCGAGAGTTCGAGTGGAGTGGATTGATTGTGTAAGCGACTCGGGCTGGGCTACTGACAAAGAGTTTGACAAGATGAAATTAGCAAGACCTGTTAATGAAGGTTGGTTATATTCTAAAGATGATAAGTCTATAAAATTATTTGCATCTTACGATCAAGATGAAGATGGTATTACTTTTGGAGATCGGACGATGATTCCTCGTCAGTGGGTAAAGAAGATTCAGAAGATTTAGATGGAGTCACATCAATTATCTGTCCGTAGTCGTTTAAAAGTTGTTTCATTTTTGCTTCTAGCTCTTGTTCTGACATGTCCTCTAATTTTCCTGTTTTTATTATTTTCCTATCTATGTATAGTCCTGCTGCTTTTCCTCTGTTTGCTTCCGCATTCACTGCAGAAGAGAATGATCCTTTTTTTAAAGCGGCCTCTCTAAGTCTAGCAAGTTCTGCTACGTGTCCTTCGTAAGTGACTTCATGTTTTCGAAGTCTTTCTTCTTTTAGTTCACCAATGTGTTTAACAACAAGTGGTGATAGTCTAGGATTACATAACTCTGATCCTTCTTGTCTTGCACGATTAGGACTATACCCAGCAGCGATCGCTGCCTCTGTTTGAGTCATTGGTCCATCAGGTCCACCGAATACTAAAAATTCGGCAAATCTTTGTTGCATTTCTGTAAGTCTTTTTGGTACACCCATAGTTGACAATTTAAGGTAACTATCCTATAAAGTCAATAGATGAAAGATGACAGAGGAGATTTAGATCTTACAAAACAAATTGAAAAATTAAAAGATTCCATTGAGGGATATAAGTTCTTATTGAAACTTCAAAAAGAACAACTTTGGAAATTAAAACAAATTTCATCTGAGAATGAAAAAAATAAAAATCTATTGCAAGGTTATAAAAAAGTGATAGATGAATTAACAGACAAGTTAATACGAAAAGATTCATGAGAGTACAAGACTTGCAACTATTCTTGAGTAACTTTACTAAAGGCTCTGACGCAGTAAAAAACGCAGTTATCTATGTAGAGATAAAAGGAAATTTGCATGCAATCCGAAGAATGGAAGTACATGAGAATGCTACTCCTATCATTGGTCAGCCAGGTCATAGTGCACACAGATTAGTTTTAAAAACTGAAAAACCTTCGAGTCTTATCTTGCCAGATAAACTTCAGAAGGACTATTAAGTGATAGAGATAAAAGTAAATTCTAAAATTCTATTAGATAAATTAAATGGACATGATAAAATTAAAAATGATCTGGTTAGTCTAATTAACAAAGCACCGGGCGATCAATTATATAGTCAAGATAAGTATGATGATTTTATAAAAAAATTAGATCACTCTAATTCTAAGTCTACAGATAGAGAATGGGTAAAATATTTGCTACCTTACTTACAAACACATTTTGAAAAATGTGTTACCAATTTAGGATTTGAAGTATACAGCATTAAAGATTTGTGGTTTCAACAATACGAGAAAGAAGGTAGACATGGTTGGCATATACATAGTCAAAACTATACTGGTATTTACTACTTAGAGCTTCCTGAGTCAGCTCCTTCAACAGAATTGGTAGATCCTTTTAATTTAGATAATAAATTTAATATACCGGCAAAAGAAGGTGATATTGTAATTTTTCCAAGTTTTGTTATCCACAGGTCGTCAAAAGTTTTAACTGATGTTAAAAAAACTATAATATCTTTCAACATTGAGTTTGATAAAGTCAACAAAAACGTGTCAGAAAGATTGTAAAATGAATGACGATGTTACCCCAAAAAATGTATGGCACCAGAGCGTAAATTATATCAAAAACTTAAGTCAAAAACTCCCAAAATTATCTGGAATAGACTTGAAAACCTTAGTCTATCCGGTACTCCTGATCTATTGGGGTATAATACTTTGGGGAACTTTTTTACAGTAGAGTTAAAAGTTACGAAGAGTAACAAGGTACGCTTCAGTCCACATCAAATTGCGTTCCATTTCAAACATCCACAGAATACATTTATCTTAGTAGAGGCCCTTGGTCCGAGTACCGTGAAACTTTTTCCAGGGTCCATGATTCACGAGCTTGTTGCTTGCGGCTTTAAGCTTGAGCCTTTGTGCTTGGGGCTTGATGCTTGCTGCTTGAAGCTTGAGACTTTGTAAGCTTGTTGCTTGAAGCTTGGTCCCTGGAGCTTGCTGCTTGAAACTTGAGGACTTTAACCTGTCCCCTGAGGCCCTGACCAGGTGCACGCTCCACTTCAGCCGTCGCTTCAGCTCCGCTAATGACCCGGTCAGATTTATTACGCTTGCGTAATTCTTTATAATATTTTGGGTGTCTAAACATTTTAATGTTTTCCGTATTTAATAGTTTTTACTT